AGCCCTTGAGGAACTATTCAGTAAGGACGGCGAGCAGTTAGCGAGGGAGATGTATCCTTGGAATGATATACCTGAAATGGATGAAAAGAACCCTGAATGGTGGAAAGAACATGGCAAGCAGATTGAAGTATTCCAAAACAATATTATAAACAAACTTCAGTCGAAAGCCTTCCTCGAAGCCTACAATATTCAAGAAGTGAAGATGCAGGCATTGAAGAAAGAGGTGGAGGAGTTGAAGGCGGTTATTCAAGGCTATGCGCCAAATATTACAGACCCTAATGACTGTAAACAATGCGGAGGCGAAGGAGGATGGTATGAAGATGTAGCAGGAGATGGATTAGGCAGTATGTGGATCAGTTGCGATGAGTGCGGAGAAGATGATGAACCATTAAACCCACAACCATGAGGGAATTAAAATACCCCTGCACGTGCAGCAGTTCAATAGAGCGGTTAAATTGCAAAGAGAATTGCGACCATGTAACACAAAAGCAATCGGTGAAGATTAAACCAAAAACAATGATACCATTCGACTTAGAAAAATTTAAGCAAGGCGCAGTAGCTGTGGACATCTTTGACCGAGATGTTACTTTTCATTATGTTTGTAATGACGAGTACTTAGGTTACAGTTTTATAAAAGATGGTGAAAAGTGGAATGGTTCATTGCCGTTGGAATCGGCTTTAAAGCGCTGGCACATGAAACCCCCCCCAAAGTGGATAGTATTCCGTGAGTTTGACAGCAAGGATGAGGCAAAGCAGTATGCGGAGTTTTTTGGCTTAACTAAGTTTATCTGGAAAATAGAAAAACGCTAAATTTATACTGATGGACGCAAAAGAGTTAAGAATAGGGAACTGGGTAAGATACCACCACAATGGCGGGTTTATAGATGCGCAGATATTTCATTTAACCGATGAAGATATAAATGTATTACCCATTGAGCTTTCACCGGAGATACTAGAGAAGTGCGGGTTTGAAGATGAGTATGGCAATGGAAGATACTATTTTGATGGACTTGAGTATTACCATGGAAAGCTTTGGTTTCGGACATCGGAAATTAAAATTCAATACCTGCACCAATTCCAGAATATTTATTTCGCTTTAACAGGCGAAGAGCTAGAGGTTAATTTAACCGTTTAAAAAATACATCATGGAACTAGAAATAAGCGAAGACGGCGGGCATACATTTCGAAATATTCAGGTTGTTACAAGCATTAGCAAAGATTTTACGGTATGGATTCGCTACGAAGATGGCAGTGTACGGAGGGGCTATGTAGACTACTGGAATCCAGAATGGGACACAATAGAAGGCGTTTATAATGACAAGAAAGTAACAATAGGGTTGGTTGAGTTTTAACCGTTGTTTAAAAAACGTGCATAATTATTGAATAATATCTAACAAAGTTTAGGTAAATTTGAAGCGGGTTGAAAAATGCCCGCTTTTTTCATTTGTGGCGTATAACAAAAATGAAATCCTACAACAGGCACTTTCGGCAATAGAAGAGCATAACTGCACAAAATTAGCCGAGGTGTTTTTGCATTTACCCATAGATGAGACTACTCTTTACACTTGGGAAATCGAGTTTCTCGATAAGATTAAGGCAAAAATAGCCGATCAGAAGGTAAAGATTAAGGCTAAAATGAAAAAAAGGTGGTTTGATTCGGATAATCCAGCGCTAGCAATAGCAGCAATGAAGCTGATAGCCGATGAAGAAGAGATGGAAGCCTTAAACACGAGCAAAGTAAAGCAAGACAATACCCATTCCTTTAGTGATTTACCAACAGTAAACTTTGTCAGAAAAGATTGATATAGAGGTTACGAGGCTGTATGAGGAAAATCTTGAAGCTCTTTTAAATAGCGATAAACGGTACATAGTTAATGAGGGCGGTGCTAGATCGGGCAAGTCGTATAGCATAATGCAAGTCCTAATAACCTATGCCATAAACAACCCTAATACTTCCATAACGGTGGTATCCCATTCCCTTCCTCACTTGAAAAAGGGTGCTTTAAGGGACTTTGGGAACATAATAAAGGCGATGGGTTGGTATAGGGAAGCATGGCACAATATGAGCGATAACATATATAACCTGCCAAACGGTAGTTATATAGAGTTTTACGGGCTAGAGGAACACGACAAAGCAAAAGGCCCAGGCCGAAAGATACTGTTTATTAATGAGGCTAACCTTATCAGCAAGGCTCTATTTGACCAATTGGATATGCGTACCCAATACAAGGTTATAATAGACCTCAACCCGTCAGATTTTGACTGTTGGTGTTACGCTGTGGCTGATGGTGACGATGCGGTTAAACTACATAGCACCTATAAGGATAACAAGTTTCTCCCAGCACCACAGATAAGGGTAATAGAAAGCTACAAAGATGCGGACGAGATGATGTGGCAGGTATTCGGACTAGGACTAAGGGGAACAAGCAAAGAACAGATCTACACCCATTGGAAGTTAACAGATAGCATACCTGAAGGCCAGGTTTTTTACGGCCTTGATTTTGGCTACAATGTGGCCTCAGCACTGGTGCGAATAACAATAGCGGACGGTGTGGCCTATGTTAAGGAGATGCTCTATAAGACCCGATTAACTACCTCGGACCTAATAACAGAACTACAAAATTTAGCGTTGAAACGGACAGATGAAATATTCTGTGATGCTGCCGAACCAAAGACAATTGAAGAATTATACCGGGCAGGATTTAACGTTAAGCCAGCGGACAAAGACGTAACAGAGGGAATAAGGAAAGTAAAGAGCTATCCTTTGTTCATCGAAAAGAACAGTTTAAACATCATAGCTGAGATAAAGAAATACAAGTGGAAAGTGGACAAGAACGAGGTGGTATTAGATGAGCCGGATAAAGAGAATGACCACGTTATGGACGCGATGAGATACGCGATATTCACAAAAAGTAAAACACCTACGTTAACGTGGGGCGCAATATAAACGATGGGTTTATTTGACATCTTTAAGAAAAAAGGTTTAAATCCGAATCAGCCGACAATGCCTTTTCCGATGGTATTCGGCCAGACGGTGATGAGCCAATACAACAAACAAACATCAGTTGAGGATAGCTATGCTTCCAATGCGGATGTATATTCCATTGTTTCGCTCTTGGCAAGGAAGGCAAGTTCGATTCCCTGGTATGTTTACAAGAAAAGCAAAGATAAAGGGGCTAAAGTAGCCTTAGAACGGTATAAAAGTCTTTCAAGGGGAATAAGTACGGGTTCGGTTGCTGAGGCCCTTAAATGGCGGGAAAAGGCCTACGATTCAGATGACATCGTTGAAGATGGGCAACTAGCTGAGATCCTGCAAAGACCTAACCCATCGCAGGGACAAGATAAGTTCTTTGAGAGTTTATACACATGGTACTGGTTGACCGGGGAGGGATTTATCTGGGGCAATAACGGAGGATCAGATAATCCGAAAGCTCCCATAGTAGAGATGTTCCCGCTACCTAGTCAGGAGATGGATCACATTCTAGATCCTAATGACATATTCGGAATACTAGGCTGGAAATTAAATGTAGCTAGGGGTATTCCTTTGAGCAAGGAATCGGTCCTTCAGTGGAAGATGCCTAACCCGACTGTAATTGATGACCATATAGGGATTAGGGGTATGAGTCCACTTCAGGCCGCTTATAGGACCTCAATGATGGGGAACGAGGCTGAGATAGCTGCCTATTCGATGATGAAGAACGGCGGCGCGAAGGGTGCGTTAAGTCCTGAGCCAGTTAACCAACAGGTGCCAATGGTGACACTTGAACAAGCGCACGAAATTAAAAACTTCATGCGTGACTATGTGAACGGTGGCACTAATAAAGGAAATATAACTGTACTTCAAACCCCCTGGAAATATCTTGATTTCGGTTTGAGTTCGGTAGATATGCAGCTGATAGAAAGCCAAAAGATTACCCTTCACAAACTTTGTAGGGTCTTTGGCGTGCCGGTGGTTCTGTTTGAGGCCGATTACATGACTGATAACAACTACCAGAATGCACTGAGGGACTTGGTAACTAATACGATAGTTCCTGCCATAGCATCTTTGAGGGATGAATTAAACAGGTGGTTGGTATCGAAGAATGGCAATGATCAATACTATGTTGACTTTGACATTCAGGCTTTGCCAGAGTTGCAGAAAAACATACTAGAGTTGTTTAATGCTGTTAAGCATGCAGATCACCTTACGATGGATGAAAAGAGAGAGTTTACAGGGTATGAGGCAAGGGGCGGCGCATACGCTTATTCTTATGTGAATAGTGGTTTAGTAAAGTTGGAAGACGTTGGAATGGATTTAACTATTGACGATGAATCAGGAGATATGGGCAATGGTGATGACTAAGTACCCTAAGCTAGAGAAAGAAAGAACGTGCAGAATGGAGAGGGAGTTTAGGAACGCAGCAAGACAAGATTACTATCAAAAACTACTATATGCAAGAGATCGAAATTCAACTGAAGAACGGGGACAAACTGAATTACAGGCTTAAAAGCGAGATTCAAATTATAGGGGAATGGTTGTATGTGTTTGGTGAAATATACTCAGCAAAGTACGAGCAAACGGATAGCGGGCCATTGCCTTATGATGAAGTGATAAAAGATGTAAACGCAGTTATAAGGCTTTCAGAAGTTGTTTACTATGAAACCACGTGAGCGCAGGACATATTGGAGGCGGGTAACAAGGATACAACTGAAGTTACAAGCTAAGTATAGCGCGAGAATAAAGGCGGTACTGGATAGAAAGTTAAAAGAGTTCATTGAATCGTACAAGGACAAGGGCAGTTTAAATATGCTCGAACTGTGGAATAACGAGCTACTAGAGGTTTATAAAAAGATGTACCAAGAAACATTCGTAACGTTTGCCAATGTTCAGTATAGAAGGCTAAGAGACATCTCAAAGCAGTATGAAAAGAGCATGGGTTTCAACGCTGAGTGGACACAGGAAGTAAACGAATGGCTAGCGAGATACGGATTAAACCTAGTGAGTACAGTTAGCGGGAATTTCCGAGAGGTGATTTTAGACTTGATTAACAAACAGATTCAGGACGGTGTAGAACAGGGATTAGGCGTTGATGTGGTGACTAATAACATTCTAAGAAGCATAAGAGAGTTTGGAGATAGGAGTAGTTATTGGGCTGAAAGGATTGCACGAACCGAGACGATGCGAGCGAGTAATCTAGGCCACATGGCAGGAGCGAGGAAGCACAAGTTTGTTGTGGTGAAAAAGTGGATAAGTGCAAAAGATACCCGGACGAGACGGTACGAAAAGAATGTATTTGATCACTGGATATTAGACGGCCAACAAAGGGAGATGGATGAAGCTTTTTTTCAGGTCGGTAGGAATGGACAGGCAGCGAATGCACAACAACCAGGGGATGCAGATGCACCAAAGGAGTTTACGATTAACTGTAGATGTACAATAGCATTTGAACCAAAAAGAGATAACAACGGGAGGTTAATAAGAAGATGACATACAA